ATGAATCTAGCGGTATTAAAAGTATTAATATTAATATTAATAGTGCGCTAAACTACAATATATCATTAGAAACCTTATTTAAACTATTTACAAGTAGCGAACTTTATCCATTTATCAAATACAACCCTGGCAAAAAATTGGAAAATTTGTATCGCCTTTATTGTTTAGAAGAAATGACTAGCAAAAAGGTCCCGCTATTAAGCAAAACACTAATATTAAAATATGCCAAATTTTTAGGCAAGTCGCACACAATCTCTTTTTATGTCAATTCTAAAGAGGATTTGTTTGTAAATAATGTTAATGAATTTCTTATAGAGTTAGAAGATAATGGAATTATTAATGTTAAAATAGACTTTAAAAATGTTATAGATTTAGAAAAAATTAATACTTTAATTGCTACTAATGTTAATAATATTATAAAGTTTATTAGGAAATTTGTTGTTAATAATAGTATTGACTTATTTGACAATTTACTCAACAAAAATGTTGAAATAAATTCTATAAATTATATGACAACTATTAAAGTCAAAGGCGCTCTTAAACCTAACGCTATTGTAAATTGTAGCAGTTATTTTTTCAACACTATTAGCTCTAATTCAGAGGAAATAGTTATGCGTTATAAAAATGTATCAAACTTTAGCATTATGAATTCCGAAGAATCGTATATAATAGAACTTATTAAGCAAAAGGCCAGTGAAATGGATATATTGCACAAATTAAAAGATAACTTTAACTTGTCGCTTGAAGACGCGCGTTCAAGGTTAATAGATGTGATAAATTCACTCAAATTATTACAAAATACTTTCAATCATAAAAAAATAACTATTAAAAATAATCCAGGCTTCCAAACAGTGTTTAAGAAGACGAATTCAAATAGTCTTGTTATTAATATTGAAAATATTGATAATATTAACTATTTAGATACTATTCCTATATATATAGATTCGCTTACTAAAATACTTTTTAATAACATTGAAGATGACACCCTTAATTTAGAAGTTAACAATATATGTAAAAAAACACAGCCTTTAGATGAAACTAAAGAAAAAACTTTTACAAATATAGAGGCCACCACCAATAAAAATATTACTCATTTATTAGAAAATGAAGACGACGATGACGACGAAGATTATAGCGCACATAATGATTTAATGGATATACTTCTAGACGATGATGACGAAGACGAAGATGGCGACGAAGATGGCGACGAAGACGAAGAAGACAATGAAGAAGACGAAGTCGACGATGATGACGATGATGAAAACATAGAAAAAGAAGAAAAAGAAAACATAGAAAATGCAGATGAAGACAAAGAAGAAAACATAGAAAATGAAGACAAAGAAAATGAATACATTGCAACTGAAGAAATTCAAGAAACTAATCCTAATCCTAATCCTAATCCTAATCCTAATCCTAAAGAAACAATAAAAGAAGTCGCTAATAACGAGCAACAAGAACATAAAGCATATAAAGAAACACTAGCCGAAGATGAATTTAAAGAAGTATCAGAAAAAAGCAATCCTATATTAAAAAGACTAATTAATAAAGAACCAAAGCTATTTACAACAGATAAAAATAAATTTTATACTGAATATTCGAGATTGTGCCCAGCAAATGTTAAAAAACAGCCCGTTATTTTAACAAAAGAAGAGAAAACATATATAGACACTCATCATAGAGATTCATATACAGAAAGTTACGAATATGGCACAAAAGAAGGTAACAAATATTATTATATATGCCCAAGATATTGGGACCTTGAAAAAAATATTAGTTTAACACACGCAGAAGTAGAAAGCGAGCGTTATGGAAAAGTCATTACAAAAAAGAATAAAAATGGCACATATGATGGTAATATTATGGAATTTACAGATAGCAAATATCATATTGACGAAAAGGGAAATTATATAGATCATGTTCCTGGCTTTTTAGACGAAAAACACAATAGAAATGGGTTTTGCCTACCTTGCTGTTTTAATAATAAGCTATGGAATAAATCACAACAAAAACAAAGACGCAGCAAATGTTTAGATTTGGACTATAGCACTAATGACAACAAAAAAGACTATTATAACTATATTAAAGGTCCCGAAAAAACGCCGTTAGAAAAAAGCAAAATTGGTTTTTTACCGTTAAGTATTCAAAAAATATTACATTTTGATAATTTAGATTGTGTTACTAAGCAAGCTCCCAATTTATTAAGAACAAATCGGCAATGTTTGTTGCGCTATGGTGTTGAAAACAGTAATAAGCAATCATTTATTGCGTGTATAGCTGACTTATATGAAACATTGGTTTTAAATAATTCCAAGTCTATTTCGATAAATGCTATGAAAAAAATAATAGTAGCTAGCATTAGTATAGATAGCTTTATAAAATACAACAATGGCAATTTACCGCATATTTTCATTTCTAAAAATTTTAGTGAATTAGTAAGCACTATTAAATTAGATAAATATAAGTCAAGCATTTTATATAAGCAACTTGTCTCAAAAACAACCAAAAAACTAGATGACCCCAGTCACATAACTTTTATTAAAAAAATCATAAATAGTTTCGAAAATTTCAAAGCTTATTTGGAAAGTTCTAGTTTTATTGATTATACATATTTGTGGGATATAATATGCAAAAGTAATGATTTGCTGTTTCCTAATGGATTAAATTTAATAATTTTAGATATTACAAACGAAGACACTACTGATAATGTTAAAATTATATGCCCTAAACAAAGTTATAGTAACGAATTTATAGATTTAAAAAAGAAATGCTTATTGTTAATACAAAAAAACGAGTATTTTGAACCCATATATTTAATAAATAATACTATTGACTATTATATTGTAAAAACCTTCAGTTTTGCAAAGAGCAGTGAAGATAAACTGCTAGCAGGCTTTAAAAATATTTTAAATAGCATTAGAAATTCGATAAATTCTAATTGTGTCGGCTCTATAGCTACAGCTACAAATACAAATACCAAAAAAAACGATGCCGCCTTTTACGATTTTAAGCCAAATATACATTTAGATAATGTAATCGCTAGCATAACACAGCTAAAATATGAAATTAATTATCAAATTATGGATTATAATAATAAAGTTATAGGCCTATTAATTAATAACAACGCCATTCACGGATTTATACCTTGTTATCCGTCCGCATTATCGTCCATTTACGAAACTATTCCGTATAAAATGATTGACGAAATAACAGAAAGCGAATATAATGATTACAATTCTACAAAACATATTTTAGAAAAGGTTTATTCTTCCAGTAACAAGAAAATTATGTGCAAACCCTTATACAAAATTATAGAAGATAGTTTGATTATTGGCATTCTTACTAATGGTAACCAGTTTATTCAATTGAGTAAACCCGAATTTAATAATAATAGCGATGAACTTAAAGAAATTAATGATAGTAACTATGTTTATATTGATAAAAATATTCAAACAAATCTCTCTCAAGACAATGAACGAAGCGCTACTGTTAATAATATAAAATTAGAAACACAATTTTACAATAGCTTCAAGAATACGTTTAAAAAAATATTAGGAATGCATAAGCATAGCCTTTATAAAACAAGCATTATTAAAATTATTAATGCTAACTCGATGCTTTATTTAGATAAAATATCTAATATTTACAATTTGCTAAAAACAATTGGAGAGAATTATATAATATTTGCTAAGTATGATAAAAATATATTGGCCTCTATTAAAAAAATAAGCTCTTGTGTTGATGCAGATGAGTGTAATACCTCTTTTTGTATGAAGTCAAACGACATATGCTCTTTGATTATACCTAAGAAAAATTTAATAAATGGAGAACAAAATGAGGAAATATATTATAGCCGTTTATCGGACGAATTTGTAAGATATAATAAGTTTAAAAATTTTATTTTCGAAAATAACATTTCATATAATTATGGGTCGGTAGAATACACTATTTTAGAAAATGAGCTTTTACTATTTCATTCAACGCTAACGCAAGAATATTTGAAAGATTTAATAAGTAGCACTAGTCAAAATAATTTGAAAAATACGTTTGATACGCTAGGTATTGTAGAGTCTAAAGAAATTTTGAATTTTAAAAATTTAAAAAAAGAAAAAATTATTATTGCTGCCACAAAAGATAAATTACAAACAATTCAAGAATATTATCATAAAAATAAGTCGGATACAGATGCTGATATGGATGCTGACATAGATGCAAAATCACAAATAAAAATCAAAGCTCCTAATGTAGCTAAAACAAACGACTCTGCTACACCAATGCAAGACACTAGCACTAGCATTAGCATTGACACATCTGAAATAGCAGAAAACTTGCAATTTATTGCGCAAAATAGCGACCCTAGTTATAAGTGCGAGTTTTATAAAAATTTAATTAGAGAGGGTATTCGCCTTAATTTTAAAGAACCATTATATGAATTAGGCTTTCACTTAAGCAATAAGCTATGTTCTTTTCAATTAATATTAATTATTATTAAGCACAATAATAGCATACAAAATAGCAATTTGACAATAAATGATATAAAGAAAAAATTATACGAGCTTTACACCAAGGATGCAAATTTTGAAATATTATGTTATATTTTATTGAAAAATAATAAGAAATCTATACTCGAAAAAGTTATTAATAAAGAGCTAAGTTTTGAAGACTTAATGTATAGCGACGCATATTATATAACCTATATTGATATTTATATGTTAGCAAAAGAATATAATTTACCAATAATATTCTTATGTAATAGCGCTATTGACTTAACAATAACCGATGAAAATTATATTATATGTAATATAAATAAACTGAATCAGGAATATTATTTCTTCAAAGTTCCTAGTAAATATTCGCGCAAAAAAGAACATAATTATAAACTGCTTTTTACTAAGCAGTCAATCAAAATTAATATTGAAAATGATTTATTAGATACTCCAAATTATAAATTATATAGCAAGCTTAAGAAAGAGCTTAAATTATTTATTAATCCGTTAGAAAATTACATCACAAATTATGATTTGTCAAAATTAACAAATACAAAATATAAAGTGAGACAAGTCAAAAAAGTTGAAATGAAAAAGTAAAAAAAGATTACTATGATTTCTATTATATAATTAATATTACATGTTTCTCATCATTGGAGACATCATATTAAACATCATAGGAGACATCATTTGAGCATTAGATTGAGCAAATACTGTAGTTCTTTTTTCGCTTTCATCTTTCAACAATTGTACTATTTCTTTTTTTGTTCCATTTCTTACTTGCCCATTAATTGAAGCTAACATAATTTTTAACTCATCAAGACTATATTTATTAAAATTAGTTATATCTTTATTCCAAACTAACAGAGGATATGAAGATTTAATCATTTCAGATACAAGTTTGTTTTGGCTCTCATTCCGTTGTAGATAATCATTCCACCATTGCGGTAAAGTAACCTTTTCCTTTGTTTCATTTGTTTCTTTTTTTGGTTTGTGAATATCATCATTAGTTTTTTTACGATGACAATTAGGACACAGTGCTTGCAGATTATCTTCTTCATTACTTCCTCCATCTTTAATACACTTAATATGATCTATTTCAAAACATTCATCTAGTAACGAAATGCAGCATTTACATTTCCATTCTTGACAAGCAGCAATCTTCTTCTTTGTAAGGTTGGAAACTTTTCTTGTTGACATCTTTGATATAATATATTTTCTAATTAAATATTATATCAATTTTTTTTCTCAATAAAAAAATAATCTTCATTCTACTAGTGTTAATATTCTTAAAAATCCAACTCATAATCATCGCTCTTTCCAATATTAACATTTTGCATTGTATTAACTGTTGCCTCAATTAATAAATTATTAGTGCTACACTCATTGCTAGTAACAGCATTTAGCTGGTCCATTAAAACCTTTTCATCCATCTTCTCGTCCACTGGAACAACGTCTTTATTAGGTTTAATAGTCATAATAAAGTCATTGTCAATTAATACCTTAAAACTGCTTGTCCCATAATACCCCTCTTGTCCGCACATAATATTTGCAGAAACACCCTTCATATTATCTAGTTCTCCGTGTTTTGCAGCTTTTAAAAACATTTCCGGTGTCTCTTCAAACGACGCCTTTGCAATTGCACCAATATCATCGTTATTAATCCCGTGCCTAAAAATAGAAACCATCTTATCGTTACACGTCATTCTATCCGCCAAAATTGTTAAGTGGCGATAATTAATATATGTGCTATCAAATTCAATGACCTCTGAAAACTCATCAAATATGCTTTGGCGTGCTGCCTCAATCCCTAATACATTATAAATTTCAATAATATGACTTGAAACAGTTCGCGTTTTATCAACAAAATCAAGCGCCAAGATTTCTAGTAAATTAGTGCCAACAGTATCTAAAACCCACAAATCTTTTTTAATATATTTTGTATCAATTTCTTCAAAATTGTCCGTAATTTTTCGCAATGATACCTTATTAATATTTTTAATACCGCGTAAAATCAGGTTGTCTAGTAATTCGTCTTGCAAATTTCTCAATAAATAAATCTCATCGCTTTGGTCGAGCGTCTCTAAAACATTTTTGTTCTTCTTTTTCTTTAAAAGTTGAAGATTTCTATTAATCCTAATTCTAAAAACTAGCTTATCAGAATTATAATCAGTATACATACACGTCAAATTATTATAACTATTCATTAAAGCAAAATGAATGTCATCCATCGAAATATTTTTATCTAACATTTCGGTTCTATTCATAGACATTCTAATAATCCACTTCGATTTTTCCTTATCCTTATTTGCATCATAACTAGTATTACAATCATCTAATAATTTTTCAAATTCATTGTATTCTTTCATCATAGTCACGTCGTCTGCTATTAAAGAATTCATATCATCCGGGTCAAAGCAAATCTCAATTGACTCTACCAAGGACCGCAATTTAGTATTTTCAATCTTTGTAATATATTCTTTCACTTTATTTTGGTCATAACTTTCGGGCTTATTTAAATAAATAGAGCACGATAAGCTTTTGGGATTATCACTTAAAGACAAGATTTCCTCAATACGTGGAACACCACGTGTTACGTTGGATTTTGAAGCTACACCGGCAAAATGAAACGTGTTTAGCGTTAATTGTGTAGTAGGTTCGCCGATGCTTTGGGCCGCAATCATACCAACCATTTCACCAGGTGCAATTAGCGATTTTTTATATGCGTTATTAATAACCGTCATTAAAAGTTCAATAGATTTACGAGTAAGGCGCTTATACATTAATAAATCTTTGGGGCTCAAATAGTAAAAGTATAAGACTTTAAATAGCTTGTTTGGCTTACAATAATTTAGCTTATTTAAATTCTCATAATTAGTTTCAATCATTTCAAATACTTCTAGCGGAGTAACATCAATAATCACGTTTTCCTCTTGATTTCCCGCAATATTGTTAATTATATGCGTAAATGACACAGGAACATTTACAGACGGTTTATAAATACCATTGAAAATTTTAGCAATTACATCTTCACGTGCTTGTAGCATATAATCAATGTAGTATTTGCATTTTTTATCTAATTCGGACTTTTGCTTTTTAAATTTGCTATAAGCTTGTTTGGTGTATAATGTTCCATATATGGAGTCTTTAGAATAATCATTAGGCATTTGATAGTGCCCGTAAATTTCTTCAATAGACATATTAACAAACGGCACCTGTTGCGACTCAACCCTAACCGGGTCAAAGCTGTCATCTCCGTATTTAAATTGGATAATCTTGTTTTTATTATTACGTACTGTCATATCATAATGTACCATTAAGTCTTCTAAGCCTTTAATTAGGCGGCGCTGAATATAGCCGGTTTGGCTCGTTTTGCACGCAGTATCAATCAAGCCAACGCGACCACCCATAGCGTGAAAGAATAGCTCGTCTGGGTTTAATCCACTAATAAACGAATTTTCTACAAATCCACGAGCATTAGGCGAATCATCGTATTTAGTATAATGCGGTAATGTTCTATCCTCAAACCCATAAGGAATACGTTTACCATCAACGTTTTGCTGTCCTAAGCACGAAATCATTTGTGAAATATTTAAGTCGCTGCCTTTTGACCCCGCATTTACCATCGTTACAAAACGATTATTAGTATTGAGATTTTGGCGACCTAATTTACCGGCTTCAAAAGAGGCCTTATTTAAAATATTATTAATACGTGTTTCAAATTCTTGGACATTTGAACGCCCAGTTTTATTCTCAAAAATACCTAAATGAGTTTCGTCTATTAAAGACTTGACCTCTATTTTCTTCTTATTAATTGTTTCGTTAATTTTGGCATTTGTTTCTCTATCTGCAATAAGGTCGCTAATTCCTACACTATAGCCGTGAATTTTCATATATTCGGTTACAATGTCTTGCAAATTATTGATAAAATCGCACGCACTATCAACACCATAGTCGTTATTAATTCTGTGAATTATTCCGCGAGTTGTATCACCAAGAATGCCCTTTTCAATATGTCCCCGCTTAATAGCTCCTTTATTAATTTCTAATACATTATTAGAATTTTTGTAATCTTCACTGGATTCGTTAAATTGCTTTGTTTTATATTTTAATGTAATATTTGGAATAATTTGACTTAATAGCGAAAAGCTACTTTGCAAAGGATTATCAAAATTGATTTTTGTTAAATCAATCGTTTTAAGATGCGCCATTATATTCATTGCAGTTCGAGGATTGAAATTAATTGATTCTCGTGTAAATAAATAACTGCTTAATAGCGAATCTTGAAAAATGCCTACAATTGATTTGTTGTTTGCCGGGCTAATAATTTGATATTTTACCGCTGCCAAAGTTTTGAGTTCGATTTCCGACTCATCGTCTTGTGGCATATGTAAATTCATTTCATCACCGTCAAAATCGGCATTATATGGTTTAGTATCAGCAACATTCATTCTAAATGTGTCGCCCCGCATCATTACTTTTGCAATATGGCACATCATAGACATTCTATGGAGAGTTGGTTGCCTATTAAAAAGCACCGCATCACCGTCTAAAATATGGCGATGTACAATGTCGCCAATTTCAAGATTGATTGATTCGCGATCGACATAACGCAAACTAATGCAATCCCCGTTTTTCCGCTCATAGATTTTTGCACCTGGATGAACGTCTGGACCGTTTAAAATTAATTTGCGCAAATACTTCCTATTTTGCTCATTAACAATAATCGGTTTTGTCAAATTTTTAGCAATTTTTAGCGGAACGCCTAATTCATTAATTGATAAATTAGGATCAGGTGTAATAACTGAACGTGCGCTATAATCTACGCGCTTTCCCATTAAATTTCCTCGCACTCTGCCACTCTTACCGTTTAAACGCTCTTTAATCGCTTTTAATGGACGACCAGACCGCTGAGCAACTGCTGCAACACCTGGAATCTTATTATCAACAAGAGTAGCAATATAATATTGTAATACTGTTGTCCAATCATCGATAACATTAGACCCCGATTTTTGCTCGATTTTTTCCTGCAACATTTTATTTGCTTTAACAATATTAATAATAATATGTGTTAAATCGTCTTCGCTCCGCTGTTGCGCATCGTGTTTAATTGATGGTCGCACTTGTGGAGGTGGAACAGCAAGCACTTGGCAAATCATCCATTCTGGTCGCGACCATATTGGACTAAACCCCATAAATTGCACGTCTTCGTCCGAAATTTTCTTAAAAATTTTAAGCATAATTTCTGGAATAATTTTCATCGCCATTTTAGAGTCTTCTTTCTTAAAATCGTAATTATTAAACTCCTCTTCTTTATCATTCCATTCGGCAATAATTGTTGCTAAACCTTCTTTCCTAAGTTTAGGCTGTAAGCATCCGCAACCATTATTCGAATCTTCACCACATCTATGCTTCTTACTTGCTAATGCAAATACTTTTGTCCAGCGAACGTCCGCATTTAATTCTAGCAAATAATTATATTTTTCTTTATCAATTAATAGCTTAGAGCACTTAATGCAAATACATCTGCATATTTTCATAATTGTTGATAAATATTGAATATAATATACCGGTCTTGATAAGTTAATATGTCCAAAATAACCAGGCGACTGAACATAATCTAGACCATCGGTTGGGCATATCATACCCGCATCTAAAACACCCATACGAGGGTCAAAAAGTCCCCCTAATACCGGTTTATTGTTTATATGAGTATCCCTGTTTGTTATTTCGACAACCGACCCTTTTTGAATTTCATAAGGGCTTAAAATACTAAACTGAATACCAATGATTTTAGATGGTTTCTTATTTTCAAAATCGGTCATTCTTTTATAATAGTTAAATAATATTTAAATAATATTTATTCAATTTTTAATTTTTTATTAATTTAAAAATTGAATTTTTTGTTATTAAATATAATATAATTTAATAATAGAACTATTATGCCTCATAAATATTGCACTAGAGCTAAGACTGCTAGTATTCCAAAAATGAACTATGTATATGATAACAGTAATTCAGATATAAGTTCAAGTAGTAGTGGTTCAGATGTTGAGTATTTTGATAATAGTTCGGAATATAGTTCGGATAATGGCTCATATAATGGCTCATATAATGGCTCATATAATGGCTCAGATAATGGCTCAGAAAATGGTTTTAATAAACGCGATTATTATAAATTTTTGCACCAACTATATCCTTCACGTTATAGTAAAAATAAATATCTTAAGGAAGC